GTTCGTATTTCAGCCGCTTCCGTAGCTGCAACATCCCGTTTTGCTTGGGCTTCTGCATCTAGTTTGGCTTTGGCAGCTGCAGCTTCCTTGTCTTTAGCGTCTTGGATTGCGGTTTTACTGTCTTGTAGTTGTTTTAAGGAAGTAGCTCCATTCTTCAGAGCGTCCAGTAGAAGCTCATCAAACTTTGGTTTAGGCATGATGTCATTCACTACTTTTTTGAACTTTGCATAGAGAGATCGAGCCGTTCCACGAGTCACAGAGAATCGCGACAACAAGGGTTCAAAAAACTCTGGATGACCGAGTGTCACAATTTCAGGTTTGGCCTTGAAATCGTTAATGGCTTGTTTGAAGACTTCAGCAGGCAGTTCGCGAAACGTCTTTTCAAGCTCACTCGCTTTCTCCAGGTTCTCGGACAATACACTCTTTTCAGATTCCAACTGCTTTTTAACACGTTCGATAGTGTCAATATAAGCCTTGAGAGTATTAACTTTCTGTTCTGCTTCACTTTGAGCTTTTTGTGCCTCTGCAATCTTTGCTTGAGCATCTCCGATTGCCAGTTTGACTTGCTCGTCGATGGTGGCTTTGGCTTTGGCGTTGAGCTTCATAGCGCCATACCCGGAAATACCAGTGATGGCGCTAAGAGTGAGTATTGCGGCTGTGCCAGGGTCCATTACTCTATCAAGATAAATAGTATTTCAGTAGTCTTCCTGTGTAAGGTAAAGAAGTTACTCATCTCCACCCTTCTTACCCTTCTTCACCAATCCAAACTTACCCTTACGTGTCTTGAAACCAAGTTTGACCAATCGGTTCTCCTTCTTGGCTTTCATAGACTTCTTACGCGAGACAATGCGTCCTGCCTTGTTGTATTTGAGGTCGCTCTTGGTGAGTCCACCTGGGGTCTTATCGGCTGTGCCATGCATGACTTGTGCTCGTGAACCGGTTGTCATTTACTTCTTGAAGAGAAAGTTTAATGGTTTGGCAGGTGCGACCATCTTAGGAGGTTCGTAGACGGAAGCCCGTTTCATAGGAGGTTCTGGATATTCCAAATACTCGAGTTCTATACGACCGCAGTATGTATCATTCACCCAATCAAAAGGAAACTCAACTGCATGTTCTCCAATCTTGCGTCGGTTATTGCTATAATGGACAAGCATACGATACACAAGTTTCGGATAGATAACATCACCTAAGAAGTTTTGGTCATGACCGTTACGATGTCCCTTTTCGGGGTCTTCCTTGTACTGTGAATATTCATCTCGAATGGTAAGACCCGCAGTCTTACGGATTCCCCATAGTCCACCCATCATAGATGCAGTGTGTTCAATGTTATCGCGGATTGTATGTGCAACAAACTCCGGATTCTTGACGAACTCTCGGATCGCCCAACGGTCTTTCCAATGAACGCGACTGTCTGCATCACGAACCATCATCAACTCAACGTCAGGTTCATCAATCGCATAGAAACGATGAATCATGTTGATCGGGCCCAACTCACCGGTTTCACGCAATACAACGCTACTGCAGGCTTTCAAATGATTGACCATTTGGTCTGTTACATCAGGGGCGTAGTAGATATAGACTTTCCAATCGGGGAAGTACTTTCCAATCAGAAAGATGTTCTCGAGTAACCCAACATAGTACTTAGGGTTCTCTGGACCGTAAAGACAAAAAGATATTACGTTCACCATTACTATTTAAGAGTATAGACTATTGTAAATGAGGTTTTTCTGTATGGACTTACATATCTCTGTGATTGCGGATTTCAAAAGCGCGTGCCCAGAGGTTGAAGTCGTCGACTGGTGTTTGTCTGGGCATGCATGGGTGATGAAACGAAATCAAGATTATCCAGAGTATATCAACCCAATGACATGGAACAACCTTAACCTAGATATGATCAAAAAGTTCCAAGACAAATACGATCCATTCTTAAAAACGTTCGATGGGTTTATTGTCGGATTTGCGAGTTCATTTGCTATGATCTATGAAAAGTATGATAAGCCTATTATCATGATGAATGCAATCCATTACGATATACCGTTCTGTTGGACAAAGAACCATGAAATGATAGTGAAATGGCATGAGTGTTTAGACCGTCTATATAGGAAAAACTTGATAACGATTGTCTCGAATAACCGAGCTCATGAGAAGTATACCTATATGGGCTGTGGAGTCAAACCTATCTACATTCCTAGTTTATGCCTCTACACCAATACCACCTATACCCCTACAAAGCCTACCTTTTTACTAGTGAACGGCAGTGTTCCAGATCATCCACTTATTACACGAAAGAGTGAACTCCCCCCTCGTCATGAATGGAGTGATATTACTTCGTTTCGTGGAGTTATCAACTTTCCTTACGATATCACTCTGATGAGCATGTTTGAACATTACACTGCGGGATGTCCCTTATTTTTCCCATCCAAGACTTATTGGAAGTCGAATCCACATGTTCAAAGCATTTCAGCATACTGGGATAGTCAAACCCCTTCTTATTTATCCTATTTCACTTCATTAGACAACTGGATTGACTTAGCAGACCCCTATACTGCATTTCAGTCACCGAATACCTATTACTTTGATTCGATCCCACATCTAATCGAACTTATTGAGAACTTTGAATATACAGACGATCGTGAGTTTCGTAAGGAGTATATTCAACGCGTAAAACGACAATGGAAAGAGGTTCTTCATACGGTTGTATCGGATGCCTTCTGGACCAAAGCTCCTCGTGTACTCAACTACAATCGAGTACCACTCTTGGCAAATGTTGTTTACGATATATACTACGCTGGAACTGGTGTTTCTCCTCAACATGTTTATCCATATCATGACCCGCTAACACGCGGAGATGTCGTCTTTGTAAAGACAGATATTCTTCAATGGTTTTTAGACAATCGCAAAGTGGATGTTCCGATAACACTGGTTACAGGTGTATCGGATAAGTCCCCAAGTCCATCTGAGTGTGAACGTATTCTTTCTAATCCAAACATTGTACGATGGATTGGGTGTAATATTCTAGTCTCACATCCAAAGGTGATTCAAGTGCCTATTGGCTTTGGAGAGGTAGAACGCATCAATGGAAAGTATACTCAACTATTGGAGTTACAGTCTGAACGTATTCCGTGGGAAGATAAGAGTAACACTCTATGCGTCCCATGGCATGGTCCAACTAACTGTTCAAGAACGATTGAGCCTACACTTCCCAAGCTGGAGTTTGATGACTATATGCGCGAACTTTCTAAACATAAGTTTGTGATTTGCCAAGCAGGAAATGGTGTGGATACGCATCGTGTGTGTGAAGTTCTGTTAATGGGTTCTGTTCCTGTAGTTGAGCATTCTGGATTGGACACTCTGTATTCTCAATGGCCTGTTTTACTGGTCGATTCGCTTTTGGAGGTGGATATGAACGGTTTCGTTTGGGATGAAGCAAAGTATCAAGCGTTTTTAGATGTCATTTGGTTACGGGACGGATTTAAACAACGATTACTTAACTGAAGCATGCGAACTGCAGTTGTATTTGGTGCAGGAGGGTTTATTGGTAGTCATTTGGTAACTGCGTTGCGAAAGTCCGGACGAGTTGTCTATGGTGTTGATAGGCATCAACCTCGTTTTGGTAAGACAGATGCATCAGAGTTCTTCATTCGTGATCTTCGTAGTGATCTTTCTGACCTTCCGCCTGTAGATGAAGTCTATCAACTCTGTGCGTTTCTAGGGGGTGCTGGGATCATTGATGGAAAGCTATATGATGCTGACATTTTTACGAACAATATGTCTGTCAACTTATCGGTGATCGAGTATTGTCGGAAGAAGGGTGTCAAACGTATTTTCTTTTCATCCTCTGCATGTGTGTATAGAGAAGGGTGTGTCGATCCAATAAACACATACGGCTGGGAAAAACTTGCAGCAGAACAGTTATACAGTGCGTTTGCACGACAATATGGAGTAGAAGTGAGAATAGGGCGTCTCTTCAACATCTATGGATCAAACCAAGAGTTTCAAGGAGGACGGGAACGTGTTCTTTCTGCACTCTGTAGAAAGGCTATACAGTCCGATTCATCACTTGAAGTGTTAGGAAATGGAAAACAACTACGCACGTTTTTACATGTTGTAGACTGTGTTCGTGCAATCCAAGTACTTATGGAGTCGAATGTATCAACGCCCATAAATATCGGTTCATCACGATTGGTATCGATTACAGAGTTAGCAGAGTTGATTCTAAAACATTCCAATAAGAACCTTACACTCGTGTATTCGGAAATGTCTAATACGCAAAATGTTCGAGCCTGTGATACACAGCTTCTCAAACAGTTAGGTTGGAATGAAACGATCACGCTCGAAGAAGGAGTAGCTCAAACCTATGACTGGATTGCCAAATCATGCTCTACCATTTCTTGAACTAACTTTTGAAACGTATAGTTTGGAGTCCAGTGTAACTCTGTCATTGCTTTTGTTGGATCTCCTAATAACAAATCGACTTCAGCAGGACGATAAAACTCAGAGGATACTCGAACGACAACTCGTCCAGTCTCGTCTACACCAACTTCATCCATACCCTCTCCCTTCCAACTTATCTTCATTCCAACGGAAGCAAATGCAGTTTCTACAAGTTCACGCACACTATGGGTCTTACCACTACTAATAACCCAATCGTCCGGAACTGGATGTTGTAATATTCTCCACATCGCCTCTACGTAATCTGCAGCATGCCCCCAATCACGCATTGCGTTTAGGTTTCCAAGAACGATCACAGTATTACTTCCTTTTGCTATCTGTGCAACACCTCGTGTAACCTTTCGTGTTACAAATAGTTCACTTCGTCGTGGTGATTCATGATTAAAGAGAATGCCATTTGAAATGAACATCCCGTAACTCTCTCGATAGTTCTTACCCAGCCAAAATGCATACACCTTGGTAATACCGTATGGAGACCGAGGGTAAAAGGGCGTTGTTTCCGTTTGAGGTGTTTCCATAACCTTTCCATACATCTCACTGCTCGAAGCCTGGTAAATACGTAGTTTGTCTTTTAGTGAAGACATTCGAAGTGACTCGAGTAGTTTTACAACACCGATACAGTTATGGTAGGTTGTCATTTCAGGCATATCAAATGACAGTTTCACAAAGGACTGTGCAGCTAGATTATATACCTCAACTCGTTCAGCATTCAAACTCTCAATATACCGTACAATCGATTGTACAGAGGTTGCATCTGTAATATCTCCTGTTCGGAGAGTTAGTTTTTGGTTGTCTAATAAGTGTCGTATACGCATCGTTTCTTGCAAGTGACTTGTATGCCGTACGATCCCTATCACATGGTATCCTTTTGAAAGAAGAAGTTCGGCAAGGTAAGAACCATCTTGTCCTGTGATTCCGGTAACTAATGCAACGTTGGACATGATTATACAGTGAGAGCATCGCATAAATCCTTTCGTTCGGCTTCCGTTAAGTCTGGATGGTTTGGCATATAAAACGCACACTCATGAAGCAAGTCTGCGTTTGGAAGGATTCGACCATCATGAAGGTCTTTGAAAAACGGCTGGTGTGCCATGTTTCCGGCAACAAGTGGACGAATCTCAATACCAAGTCTCTGACATTGTCCAATACAATGATCACGAATCTCAGGGGTTCTACACACAACAGGGATTGCAAAAGCCGGTGTATCTTGAGCTGGAAGATACACATCCTTTGAAGAGTCGACACTCTCTCGTATATATGTATAGTTTGCACGACGTATCGAGTTCGCAGAGTCTATATGTTTTAGTTGGTGTTGTCCAAGAACACCTTGAAGTTCCATTGGACGAACGTTGTAGCCTAATGTATAGAATGTGTAAGGTGCAAAAAAATCAGTAACATTCCATTTCTCACGCAATGATGATTGAACGTCTGGAGTTACGTTTCGATCCCATCCATGGGCACGCACCATTCGAATCATCGAATTTAGTTCGGAGTCGTCGGTGACAATCATACCTCCTTCTATAGTCGACATATGATGACCTACAAATGTTGAAAAGGTTGCAGCAACTCCAAAGTTCCCAAGACGAACTCCAGTATTCCTTGCCCCTAAAGACTCACATGTGTCTTCAAGTAGTATGATACTTTTCTCATTACAATACGATTGAATATGGGTAACATCACTTGAAAATCCGAGTAAATGTGTTAGAAATAAACATCGGATTTCAGGTGCGTTCTGTAAGGTTTCAGTAGAAACATTGAGTGTTTTTGAATCAACATCAATCAACACAGGAATACATCCTAGCTGAACAATAGGCATTACATTCGTTGCCCACGTTACTGCAGAAACACCGATTCTATCACCTTTCTGAAGTCTTCCGAGGTTCAACAATGATTGTAAAAGCACTAGGTTTGCAGAGCTTCCACTATTCACCATTGTGCAAAACGTTCGACCTTGCCATCCTGCAAACTGACTTTCAAATCTCAACACCTCTTCTCCCATACTTAACTTTGAAGCCTGTTGTATGAATGAACATAGTGTTGTCTTAGCATCCTCTTCATCTAAAAAGGTGTGTCGCATCAATGGAATCGGCATTATCAAGTATACATGCGTTTGTTAAAACTTCTTCTGAACAAACACCTGAGACTCACGTTGACCCAGAATAATGATTCGCTTATGATAACCATTTATGAAACCATCAATTCCTCGTTTTGTTAAGTCAGGACCACCCCAACCATAATCGTCAAAAATAAGACGTCCTCCAACTTTAAGCTTACGAAATGCTAATACAGCATCTTCGAGAACATAATCGGGTTCATGATTTCCATCAATGTAGATAATATCAAACGAGTTGTCTTCCAGTGTTGGAAGCACTTCATGTGAATACCCTCGTTTGACAATGATGCGATCCTTAAGCGTACAGGCTTCCATATTTTGAGTGAATGCGTTGTAGATTGTCATTTGTTCACCTTTGTATTCGGGATAGTCTACATAGTCTGTCCAGGGGTCAATTGCAATCAGTGTAGAGTCTGGATGTGCTCCGTAGGTTTCAGCTACACTTACCATATTTGCACCATAGAACGCACCCACTTCTGCATACTTGATAGGCTTGGAACTATCTGGGGTTACATATGGAAACCAGTTATTAGCAAGTCTATAGGCAACTCCCTTGAAGTTTGGATTCAGTGTATACATTTATACTCCAAATGGAAGTGTTTCTACATAGTCTACCGCAGATGAGCCAGTTCGAGACACGTGACGATTATGACGGTATCCAAATGATGTGTCATTATACACTTTCATTCCGATAAACAATGCAAGAACATATATCATCATTCCATGAATGTTCGCATCCATCCATCCCTTCTGTAGAATGCCATTGGAAGCTTCTACTGCAGTTAAGTATCTCTGAATCAACGCATTGTTCCAGAATCGAAAGCTTGATATATGGAAGTTATTGTACGGCGCAAGTCCAGAATAAAGATCACCCTTCATAAAATACTTCTTGCGTAGTTCCTTCTTAAGTGTATCTAGTACATGTTCATCATATCCTTCACTGCGGATGAAATCAAGTGTAAAATCGAAGAGAGACTGCTGATCTTGTGAGTCTTCAAAGACTGATCGAAACACATAGTCATGTTTAAGAAGTTGATGCTTAACATATTGCTCTGTTAATATCGGTGCCTGAAAGAAGGAATCGTCGTCTAATCGTATGTAATGTGAATACTGTTTTAACCGAGGATGTTGTTGAACAACACCACTAAAAAACCTACACATCATCAAATAACCATAAGGTCGACGAAGATTTCTATTAACAACGTCTTCCTTGCCTGAAAAATCAACTTGAATAAACTCTGTTGCACCTGGCAATCGAGCCTTTTCAGTATCTTCATAGTCCTCATGGAATACGAAGATATCTGTAGTTGGAAATAGTGAACGAGTGATCTTAAGTGAACCTTCTATCAGTTCTAACCGAGATGCTTGAGTGACATCATCATATATATGGAATGCTTTTGGAGACGCAAGGTAGATGATACAAAAGGACATGTTTATACTTGAAAACTACAACTGTTTTTGGGTTTCCAAACACAGTGGTGGGTTTCCCCTTGTTACTTATTTATTTTAGACTATAAAGTCTCAACGATCACGTTTAGTTGGAGTATGCGAGACCGCCCATACCTGACATAACTCGGAGAACGTTGTAGTTAACTGCATAGACGCGGACTTGAGCAGTGCGGCCAGAGCGGACTGTGTTGACTGAAACAGTGAGCTGAAGGGTTGCCTTGTCGATACGTGAGAAGTTGCAGGTGCCGGATGGCTGGTGCTCCTCTGGCTTGAGTGCGAAGGAGTAGACGTTGATACCAGGCGCTGGGGTGCGGCTGTGGTGTTGGTAAGGTTGAACGCGGTCGAAGTATCGGCCCTCGCGCTCTGTGAATCGGTCCTGGCCGTTGAGCTGGAGCTTGGCAACCTCGACTGGGTTCTTGCCAGAGCACTTGACGCCTGAATCGAGGATAACCTTGGCAAGGAGGTAGTTGGTTGTGGCTGCAAAGACCTCTTCGCCTTGATCGGAACCAGAGTCCAACCATGAGGCACCTCCAAGAGAAGGACCGAAGGCAATACCGAGACCTGGAAGGTAAGGACCAGAAGGACCATCACCAGCAGTTGTGGGGATGGCTTGTTGAGCAGTCTGGTTGCTGGTGTTACCGAGGGAGCCTCGTGCGAGCACATCCATGACGATACCCTCAGTGGTAAAGTCATCTGTGTAGTTGAATGGCTGGCATCCATTGACCTCTGTAATGAAGTTCTGGTTGGGTGTGCAGTCAACGAATGAATCTCGTTGAACAACCCAGACAAGCTCCTTCACTGGGTGGTTGAAGTTGAGCTGGATCTTGTTGGAAGAGGAGGTGATGGACTCAGCACCTGTGAACTGGAGCTGCTCAATCAAATACTCGTGTGTCTGTTGGGCGAATCGTCGTCGCTCCTCAGTGTCCAAGTAGACGTAGTCAATGTAGAGGGAGGCAGCAGTCAAGGACTGGATTGCAGTAGAGACTGCACCTGCACCTGTAAGCTCATAGTAGGTGCAGTTGATCCATTGCTCGAACTCAACATTGATACGGACCTCGTGGTATTGGAGGGCAATCAATGGAATAGCAAGACCTGGGTTTCTGCAGAACCAGAACTGGAGAGGGATGTAGAGGGTCTTGGCAGGTGTTCCGGCACGGGGAGCGCAGGAGTTGGTGAGTTCAGCACCAGCGCAAGAGGCATCCAAGGCATAACCACGTCGGTCCTTGACAAGGACGAGGTCGTGGGTGTTACCGATCATGTCGTCGAGGGCTGCAACGGTACCTGCATCCTGGGAGAGCTGGGTCCAGATTTGGAGCCAGTCGCCATATTGTCGGTCAATGCGCTGACCTCCAATCTCGAGCTCAATGACCTTGAGCAATCGGTGACCGATGTAGTTGAGCCATCGGAATCGGTTCAAGTTGGTGGAACCGGCTGTGAGGTCGACTGCTGGGAGAACAACCTGGACGTATGTGCGATACATCAAGTCGGCGTTACGGTTGATCACCGCTGTGACACGCTTGTTGAAGTCGGCCTGGCCGTTGAAGGTGACTTCAATGGACTCCATGGCGAAGTTTGTATGACGCTTGTAAAGCACCTTCCAGAAGGTAATCTGGGGATTACCAGAAATGTAGATATCCTGTGCGCCATAGCTGACAAGTTGTAAAAGACCACCTCCCATGTTGTTATGTTCCAAAGCAAGAAAGTTTTTTTTCAGGAACGTTGTAGGAAAAAAAGGGGGTTTAAGGGACGCCTCGGCTAAACACCTATGGATGAAGACCAAGCCCTAGCAGTGGGTGTCGCAGTCATAGTCACGTTAACAGGGCTGTGCTGCTTGGCGTGTGGACTACATAGGATTTTCATTCGAGAGCGAATCACTGAAGACTCTACATCCCTCCTAGGATGAAACTTTCAGAATGAATACGACTCTTTAATAAATGGACCCCATCGGAATCGTAGCGATTGTTGGAATCTTAGTAGTAGCAGGATGTTTTGGCTATCTATATCGGAGAGATATGCATCGTTACAATGCAAAGATGTCTAAATCACCCTCTCAGGAGGGTTTGAATACAATGGCCCAGACGGAAGACCCTGCATAAACTATTGTAATACCATCCGAGGAACAATGTGCATCGCTTCTAACTCCTGCATCCAGAGCTTCATTGCATAGGGGATGGTTTTCATAATGAACTCTGTCTTGTTGCCACAGGTTCCACAGGAGTAGATCATTTCTTCTTCATTCACCACTGCAAGTGTTCCACAGGTCTTACAGATACCGGTTGGAAACGGGTCAGATACATCCATTAAGCGTTCCTTGGTGAATGCCGCGGCACCGTGGCTCAGTAAGCAATCGCGTTCCATCTCACCCACACGAAGACCTCCATCTCGACTGCGTCCTTCACACGGTTGTCGTGTCAGACTGACAATCGGTCCCTTACCTCGACTGTGCTTCTTATCAATCACCATGTGCTTCAATCGCTGATAGAAGGTAGGTCCCATGAAGATTTCAGCCTGCATCATTTCACCCGTCTGTCCGTTGTAGAGAATCTCATTGCCGTAGGGATGCAGTCCCAACTCCAACATGTGTTTACGCAAATCTTCTACCTTCAAGTGACTATACGGAGTTCCATCACCGAGTGTTCCTTTACGCACACCGACCTTTCCAAAGATGTTTTCCATCAACTGCGCAATCGTCATACGAGACGGAACTGCGTGAGGATTCATAATCAAGTCGGGTCGTAATCCAGACGCAGTGAAGGGCATGTCTTCTTCGTCCAAGAGCATTCCAACAGTTCCCTTCTGTCCATGTCGAGAGGAGAACTTGTCTCCAATCTGCGGCACGCGTTCAGAGACCACACGCACTTTGATGAACGGATAGCCATCACTGTTCTTGTCTTGCCACACTCCATCGATACGGCAGGGTTCTGTGTTCTTATGCGTAGTGCTTGCGTCACGATAGGTGTATCCAGAAGTATCGTTACGCAGATTCACAACCTTTCCAATCACTACATCGTTCTCTTGGAGCGTCGAGTGTAAGATGGGAATGCCATTGTCTCCAACTGCATCGTAACTGGTGGTCTTGTATTTGCGAGTATTGTGTCGCATGGGTTTCATGAACTTTTCCTCTCGTCCCGAGGTTACATTCCGATGCTCTTCGTCCTTGTACATCGTATAGTAGAGTCCACGCATGAATCCACGATTGACTGAACTTCGGTTCATGATAATCGAATCCTCTTGATTGTAGCCTCCGTAGCACGCAATCGCAACAATCGCATTCATTCCATACGGCATCTCGTGCATCTTCAAGATGTTCATCGCACGCGTCTCGACCAACGGACGAGTCAAGCTACACAATAAGTAGCCGTTCTTATCCAGTCGTTTCGCGTAGTTGCCTGCATAGACGCACATCGACTGCTTACCCATCGCAGACTGATAGGTGTTTCGTGGAGACTGATTGTGGTCCGACAAGGGAATGCTGCTTGCCATATGACCGACAATCAAGCTAGGGTGAATCTCATAGTGTGTATGTTGAGGTGTTGCGTGGTCTTTGGAAATCGCAATGTGAAGTGTCTCGGTTTCGGACGCATCAATGTATTCGATACAGCTCTTCATCCACGTCGTCCAATCGGCACCCACAGCAGGCCACGCACAGCCTCGACGGAACACAGGTCGCACCAATCGTCCCGCATCAGTCTCAATCATGATTGTATTGAGAAGTGTATACCATGCGATGGACGTGTGTGGATGTAATCGGAACGAATGCTTGGCGGTTCGCAAGCGTTTCACCAGTGTATCGGGTGCTTGTGTGTATCCGATAATGACTCCGTTCAAGGTGACCGCAGTGCCTTCGTAGACATGGGGTGTATCAATCCAGGTCAAGTTTCCATGGTCTTGAAGGAAATGAAGCAGTGTATTGGTTGGAATGTGTTGAGAGACCGAAGTCAACAAGCTCATGTTCTTCACAATCCCCACTGAATGACCTTCTGGGGTCTCGACTGGACACACGAATCCCCATGAAGTGCCGTGGAGTTTACGAGGCGCCAACAGCTTACCCGATTTCTCCACAGGTGTTTGAATACGACGCAAGTGACTCAAGGTGCTGGTGTAGGACATTCGAGCCAAGACTTGTGAGACACCGACTTTGGTCGCATTCGATAAACTGGTGCTACTACTAGTTCCAAGACCTTGAACTGTAAAGTTACCGGTAGCCAACGCTTGCTTCAACTTGCCTTCAATCGTCGACAACTTCAAGATCTTGTACAGATTGTTGATGTTGAGAATCTCCATCGGTTTAGGACCTTCTTCTCCCTTCTTCCAGCTATCGTTGTTAACTTCCTGCACGAACTCGTTACGCGTATCATTGCAGACCTTCTGGAACAGCTGTCGGAACAAGTGGGTCAACAAAGCACCGGTTGTCACCACTCGCTTGTTCGGATACGCATCTCGGTCATCCAATGCAATAGACTTCTGGTCGGTCAAGATGAGTCGACGAATCATGCTTGCGGTCAACATACACTTACGGGCATTCAAGACACCGAGAGGTGTGTTCTCGCCGATAAAGCGGACATGGGGTAAGAACTCGCTTCCCAAGAGTTGTCGGACATAGGCACACTTATCCTCTTGATTGGTTCCATATTGGAGGTGGTTGGAGAGATAGGACACAGCTTCGTCTTGACTGAACACTCCGATTTCAGAGCAGTCGCGAAAGGATGCAGACAAGAGTTCAATGTGTGGGTCATCGAGTGATTCCCAGACTAACTTTGCAATGTCGGCATCCGAAATCACACCCAAGGCACGGAAGAAGACCATGACTGGAATGTCTTCACGGAATCGAGGCACACACGCAAGCAGAGGGTATCCAAATCCATTGAACTTGCTGGACAGACGAATCTCCAACTTCTTGGGTGGCATGGTAAAGCTCTCGTGAAGCGACTTCATTTCCACCGAGTAGGAGTGTTTAGAGGAGGTTTTCTTGGACTGGAAGACCATGATACGATTATCGGCTACCTTCTCTTGGCATAGAATGGTTCGTTCCGAGCCGTGGATGATAAAGTATCCGAGCGGGTCATGTGCACACTCTCCATAGTCTTCGAGCGACAGAGGGTAGTCATTGAGAAGGCACAAGGAAGACCCTAGCATCACAGGTAACTTGCCTAGACTGATGCCTTCAAACACGCGAGACTCTTCATCGTAGGTCTCATACTTTTCACCTTTATACGTTCGGGCAGTGAAGCGTACATCCGCATACATTTGTGCGGCGTAGGTGAAGTTACGCACACGAGCTTCCATGGGAAGCATGGGTTTGACGCGACCGGTTGCCTCTTGGATACGAGGCTTCATATAGGTCACCTTTTCAAACGAGAGCTTGAACTCATACTTGTATTTCTTCAACAAGGGGTCTTGTTCGTGCCATACAGTGATGGGTGCCGTCGACTGGATAATCAAGGGCAACTTATTTCGAACAAAGTCTTCATACGAATCAATCTGATGGTCTACGAACCTACGAACACCATTTGCAAAGTGAGCTTTAACTGCTTCCCATTCCATGGTATCTACTATGGGGTAGACTCCCTGTAAATAATGTTTGTCCGTTTTGAGTAATGAACGAAGTCAAAATCGTCAAGATGAATGGCAAAGTCACGCCCAAACAGGAAAAGGTTGCTAGCAAGACTACATCCAAGAGTTCACCCAAGCCCAAGTTTGGGATTCTCAAAGGTGGAAAGACCGCACGAAACAAGCCACGATTTGAAGGTGTCGCCGACCCCGCCAAAGCCCCGCCCAGTCGTAAGCTTAGTAAGACCTTGCGTATCCTCACTGAAAAGGGGATGATGAAACGTCGTGCCCGAATCGCATCGAGTGCGTCTAAACTGAACATTGAAGCCATCCGCCAAACCCTTCGCAGGAACAAACTACCTATCAAGAACAACACACCCGACAAGATTGTTCGCAAGATTTACTCGGACGCTCAAGAAGCGGGGATGATTTCTTAAGGATACACAATGACATCCATATGGGGTCCACTGGGATGGTTAACCCTTCATTCGACTGCATGTGCCTATTCTGAAAACCCGACAACCGCTGAACGAGAGCTGATGACGTCGTGGCTTGACTTGTTTCGCGACTCGATTACATGTCCGAGTTGTAAAGAACACTTCACAACCTTATTGAACAACTATCGGATTCACTTCCCGGGAATGTTGAACTCTCGGCAAGACTTTGCAATCTTCACCTTTCGAGCCCACAATGCAGTGAACCGACGCATTCACAAACCGATTTATTCATCCATGGAGGAGTGTCTTGCGACACTTCGTAACGTTGTGAAGACTCGTCATGCACGCGAATATCGTAATACATACCTTGCTCATATTACTCGTCATTGGAAGGTCGTTCAGGATATCAATGGGATTGTCGTTCTCAAGAAGATTCAAGAAATGAAACGTATTGAAACCGAGTATGTCAGTCAACGCGATACGAACTTTGAAGTTCAACTCCGACCCGAGATCGTGGTACTTCCACAAGATGCATTGGAACGTTCCAACGAAACCCAAGTTCAGCGTCCTATCTTTCTAGGCAAAACAGGAAGTGCAGGATTCAAACTCACAGCCAATGGATTTCGCTTACGGAGGTAAGTGTGCCGTGAGGCAACGACACCCACGGGTCAC